AATCATCGCATGTGTTTTTGCTGAATCTATAGATAATACTACTTCCTCTATGTCTTTTTTTGCATCCCTGCACATTAGCATATACCAGCATTTCTCTTCTAGTATTTCTAATAATTCGAGTCATTTTAGGGACATAAACGTTCTCACCATTGCAACGTCTAAAATCTAGGTCCATGTATTTATCTACAGTTTCCTTGTCATAAAAAACACCAGGTCCAAGCTCAGGTATTTCAAGTCCTTCATATCTACCATCATTTTTAGAAAGTAAGTGTGGTGTCCTTGTTTCTTCTGGATGCTTAGTCAACCATTCAATATCATCGTCAGCTTCAAAATACATTTCAGGGGCGGATTCTGGATCATCAATATCTGTATTCATTATTAATAGGCCCTTGAATTTGAAACAATCTATGCAGCCATTATCATTTTCTATCAGCTTAATATTCCCAAGCTCATCTGGATCTGCAACAATCGTTACATCTCCAGAACAGGTCAACGAAGCCATATCCATTCCTAATTGCACATTTCTTTGTTTTAAATAAGACAAAAACTCTGACACTTTTCTGTAATCAGTGATTTTCGCTATTGTTTGACTCTCCATTTTCATCCCACAATCCAACGCACTTTGTAAAAATTTTTCTTTACCATTCATAGTAATATACCTCCTTTTTCATGAATCATACCACTTTCCCTGTTGATATTCAATTATAATTGTACTACAAATTTATTTCATTTCTCTCCCTGCCAGATCTTCGGTGTACCATCAGCATTGAGCATAACGGTAAGATCGCCGCCCGTACTTATTGTGATATATAAATACATCACTCCTGTGTCATTATCTGCATAAATAAGATATTCTTGTCCACTTTCCACCAGTACCATTGTGTTTTCCTGTCCCGCACTGACATTTGCTGTATCACTGCATCCGGCAATCAGGAGTGCTGCGGTTATGATGGCTGTTATAAGTTTCTTTCGCACTGCATTAGTCCTCCGTATTTTCCTCATATTCCTCTTTGCTGATGGTCCTGATACACGCTTCGCTCACACCTAAACTTTCTACCATGTTTGCAATGGCTTTTTTCACATAGTCGTATGCACTTTCTTTAAAAATCCTTGGTTTTTTTTCTGTGACTGTGAAATCCATGTTCCGCTCTGCATATCCAACGGAACCCTCTCCGCCAAACATTTCTGAATCCTTAATTTCAAAGTATAATGATATTCTGATTTTCATTTCATTCATTGTTTTTCCTCTCTTTCTCAAAGTTCATCGATCATCTTTGAATACTCGTTATACTGTTCTTCCGTCACATCTGCGACATTGTTCAGAAAAAAATATAAATATCCTTTTGAGTACTCGGCTGACCATAGTTTTAATTTGATTTTCTTTTTGGCAATTTCATAATAGAGACCGAAATCCATTATTATATTTTTCATGAGATGACCATTCCTCTCTTCTTGGTTTTGTTATCTGGTTCTAAAATAAACTCATCTGGTTCTCGTCGTACTGGTAAATGCGTCCAGTCATGATCCTCCCTAACTGACGCAATCTCTCCACCCGTGGTTTCTGCTTAAGATTCGCCATATAATTATTATCCACTTCCGGCGGTATGGAAAAATAACATTCCTCCGGTAATGGCAACTGATTTTCTGTGCAGATCTCGTGGATCTTTGACTGATAATAAATGATATGATTCCGTGTCAGATTCATGTTGCATCCATCGGACCAGAACGGATCATTACACCCGTTCTGATTGATAACTTTCCAGTGTTCTATTTCTCTGCGGATGCACTGGCAGTACTCTTTCACTTTATCTTCTGCTGTCTGTATCATGACAGCACCTCCAAATCTTCCAATGGAACATAATGTTTTAAATTGTTCGCATAATAAACAACAGCACATTTTACCGTTTCTTTTGCTCTTTTCGATACATAAAACGCTTCTGGAATGACTCCGATACCTACATCACATTCATCTTCATAAATCGCATCAAGATAGCCTTTGATGACAATATCCTTATATCCAACAATTACACCTGTGAAATTCTTATCAACGTGTTTGAAATAAGTTTTCTCGATATATTCAACATTTTTTTCGACAGTGCCATCATTGTTTCCATCTGCCAGATTATTGTCCATTGCATCAGCAGTTAATGTTTTCCTGTCGAGATACAGCCATCTTCCGTCTTTAAATGGCTTATAAAAGCCTTTGCATTTTACTTTTTCAAATAAATTCATGGCAACACCTCCGAAAAATTTAAGGTTTACGCAAACCGGAGCTGTCCGGTCTGCTCTGCTTCTATCTGCATATTTGGCATCCGCTCTGCAACACACAATTCTGGCAAATTTGCTCTGACCAGTGCTGCAGGTATTGGCGGACATACTGCATTGCCGCATCTTCGCACCTGTTCGCTTCTCGGATATGTCTTGCCGGTGTAATCATGGTCGATTATGTAATCGTCCGGAAATCCCTGACATCCATATAACTCCCTTGGCTCCAGCATCCGCAGTCCAATATCCACAATCTGGTAATCAGTGCCGTTGATGGTCACAAGTCCAAAGCGATCCTGTGCTGTGACTGTATCAAGCGGATCTTTGATATCCTGCCCTGTTCCCTGTCCATAGTATTTAATCAGAAACGCTCTGACCTCTCCAAAGTGTCCGTCACCAGCCGTGATCGTTGGTAATGGCTGTCTGATATCTTTTCCGTCACAATGATTGTTCATCTGAATCAGATTCGCAGTAACAACGCTGTTATGATCCCATGCGGTCACTGTCGGAAGCGGATTTTCTACTGTTTCCCCAGCACCTTTATATCCTCCGTCATAGTACTTATGCAGAAACGATGCGACCAGCCCATATCTATTTGAGCTGTCAACTGTCATGATCGGATCTTTTATAGTCTGCCCTCTTACTCCATCTTTTGAAGTTTCTGAATGGTACTGAATCAACGTAGGACTAATAAGACATTGCTGATTGCCAGTTGTAATTGTGTGTATCGGATCTTTGCAATTTCCGCCCGGATGATTTGTCGTATTCTTTCCCATGTATGGTGCAAGCGTTGGTTCAATCAGACAATGCTCATTTTTGCTTACAATCGTTGTGAGCGGCTCCCTCACATCCTTACTCCGGTCCTTTGTGAACCCTGTCTGCCCGATCTGCACCATATACGGCTCCACAATCCCGTACCCGTGCTTTCCGGTTATGGTAGGCATCGGCTCTCTGATATCATTCGGTCTACGCTCACTGCCATGATTACACTGAATGATAAAAGGCTTTGGATTATTCAAAACGAATTTTATAAATCCTCTGGCTATCCTGTCCATCGTCTTTTGTGCCAGTGGTCTTACTGCCCGGATGCCGTATTTCTCCTTGATTTCTTCCGAAGTATCGAAGATACTTGGACAGGGCAATGAAAAATCCAACTGCGTGTATGCTCCAACATAAGGCTTCACTAGTCCTGCTTTTACCGCTTCACTGTCTGCTGGTGCGTGTGTCGGCTCTGGCCAGACAATCGGCTTGCCATCACACCTTGCAATCAGGAAGAATCTCTTTCGCATGGTCGGTGCGCCATAATCGGCAGCAATCAGTTCTTTAAATTCTACAGTGTACCCCAGATCATTAAGCTGCTGTACAAATTTTTCAAATGTTTTTCCCTGCTTTGCCTTGATCGGATGGTGCCCTCTGTTCAATGGTCCCCATGTTTTGAACTCTTCCACATTTTCAAGCATGATGACTCTCGGTCGGACAAGTCCCGCCCACCTGCAAGCTACCCATGCAAGACCTCTGATATTTTTATCCTTTGGCTTTCCACCTTTTGCTTTACTGAAATGCTTACAGTCTGGTGAGAACCAGGCAAGTCCAACCGGATGCCCATTGCATGCCTTTACTGGATCAACTGCCCAGACGTTTTCACAGTAATGCTTCGTGTTCGGATGATTAGCCTTATGCATCTTAATTGCTTCTGGATCATGATTGATTGCAATATCAACACTGTATCCGGTTGCCATTTCTATACCAGTGGAAGCGCCGCCCCCACCGGCAAAATTGTCAACTATCAATTCTCCATGTATCATTTTCTTCAAAAGGAACCCGGCGCGCCTTTTATCCGGATAGGTCCCGGCTCCTTTCTTTGTTTTACTTTATTTTTCTGTTACTCCGTATTTTATCCGTCTTCGCTCATTCATGTTATCAAGTACGTGTCCTGTTTTATCAAGCCACTCCTGCCTTTGACGCTCTTTTTCAGATTCATACCGTCTTTTTTCTTCCTCTTTAGGCTTCGACCAATCAATCTTTTGACCACACCTTGAGCAGAAAGATAATTCGTCCTGAATATGCCATTTGCCAAACCCACTGTATAATTCACCCACGAACCAACCGCAATTAGGACACATCCAATCAGTATAAGTGGATTGCACAAATTCTCCATGACCGTCTGAATGCAACTCGTGATGCAAACCTGTTTTTGTCTCAAGAATCGGCTCTGCTCCGTCATCTCTGTCAAACACCTTGATTTCTTTTTCCTCATCAATGACGGCATCAATCTCTTTGCATTCCTTAAGCCCAATTTTTGATTCACTGTTCAATCTCATAAATCTATAACGAATATGCTTTTTTAAAGCATCAGAATCAATATATCTTGCCATGTCATTACTCCTTTCTCATCCCATCTGTTTTTAAAATCTCATCTAAGCAGGCATTCCAGCCAACTTTATATGATGGTGCAATCCTGTCCGGCTGTGGATATTTTCCGCACACTTTCATTTTCTCTGGCAGTTCCCGGAGCGGGCACCAATCCGGCTTTTTGTCATAGTAGTCAGTCTCCGATATGTCTTTTAAGGTCAAATAACAACACACATAGCTATTTTTTGCATGCGAACTATTTCTCAACGGACAATCAGCACAACGTTCCGGCATATCCATAATCAATACTGCTTTAGGCATCTTCTATTCCTCCTATTTTTTATACACTTTCCATGCTTTAAAGCTATTCCCTTTAGGTACATCGCAAATCCAATACGCTGTACGTGCTTCTCCATCTTCATCAGTTCCAAAACCATAATAAATATAGGCTTCTTCTACCGTTAATTCGTTTACGTTACACCCATATTCTTCCGCGCCAATTTTTAAAGCTTCTTCCTTGTTGTATTTACTCGCATTGAAACCAAGTGAATCGTCGTCTCCGTAAAAACAGCCATAATCAAATTTACTCATATTCTCACACTCCTTCCGGCTTTTCGCATCGCTCAAATTCGATCACCCATACATAAGGATTCGCATCCCAGCCGTAGCGGTCAAGGTCGGATTTCTTGATGGTGGAGTTCCACAATTTTTTAAACTTTGCCAATGCATGGTTTAAATTAATGCATAATCTTGTGTCTATTCCTTCTTTTACCGCATCCATCTTATCCATGTCCTGCAACCGCTCCACCCTCACATCCGTAACCTTAAGCCAGATACGTGCCGCTTCTTTCGGCATGTGGATGGATGGGTGCCACTTTGTAACATCGGCAATGTCATTTCTTTGCCAATCTTCGTAGTAATAGTATCCGTTCGGTGCCTTTTTCCATGTTTCCCGGACATACAGGATATCGCCCGGCTGATACGGTGGCTTTGCGTATTGAATAGAACCGCCGTATTCATTAATGCCAAATCCAAAGCATCCTACCTCTTTCTTCTCTGTACTGTCGGTAACAAAACCGAGCGGAAATGTATGCTTTTCGTCTGGTTGCGGCTTTACTAACCGCCGAGTACAACTCTTTCTTCCGTCCAGAATCGCCCTCACCATTTCGGTACTAATTTGTTTGTTGAATAAAATCGGTTTAATTGCCATCTGCACCACCACCTTTCACGATCTCGATTGCATGCGCATAACTTCTTGCTTTTTCTTTCCCAAGATCCTTGTCGTAGGCATACTCCCAAAACTTCCGTTCATTCTCCAACTGCTCCACAACCTTGTCCGGGTCATAGGCGGTCGGCTGCGCATTAAAAGTATCATGTATGATATTACCTATGGTAACGTATGTATCTATTGCTTCTCCGTCTGATCCATCCCCCATGATGGAACTCAAATTATTTGCTAAATCCTCATACAATTCGTCCGCATCAATCAGTCTCATCGTTTGCCCTCCTGTTCCATGCTTCTACAAATTCACCCCAGTCATGAGTACCAGTGCAAAACTCCAAGCCACATTTGCAATGAATGTTAATAGGGTCGCCACCACTATCTGGGTCAATAAATGTCGGGTGCCAATCCATACTTGGCTCATACACATCTTTTTCAATATCTATACTGTGTCCGCAAAACGGGCATGGCTTAAGTTTCTCCATGCATCCATTATGCAGACCGCTTTCCTCATTCCACTTTGCCACCGGGCATTTCTTGCAGAGAGTGTTCGTGCAGAACTCTCCGATCTGCCGGATAGTCAGTTCTTTATCTGTCATGTGCACTGTTCTCATCTCCTTTGCAAAATCCTCTATGTTCATGCACGGAGAAAGAAATACTTCCGGTCTGCTTCATGTAAGTCAATTTTTCTCCGGTCAGCTCACATTTATGTTTACGTTCGTTCAAATACTGACATCTTCCATCACAATACATCGCTTTCCCCCTCCATTTCTTTCAGCTTGGCTTCGGCTTCCTCGTATGTAAGAAAAACAGTTTTACCTATCTCGCTTACCGGAAACTCTGGCATATCTTCACCATATCCGCCCCAGAGTTCTGAATGGTTTGAATGATAAGAAGCTCGGATATACAACACATCATCCTCATATTCAAAACCATACACTTTTCTCACATCAATGATGTCTTCCGGTGTCTCCCCGGCTCCTAATCTGTCCTCTACACATTCACGATAAAACTCGTAGAGCTTGTCTCCTTTGTTGCATGGGAAAATAATCATTCTTCCCTGCTCCTCGGCATCCTCATAGTCTTTGAGTTTCCGATATACGGCATCTATTTCCTCGCAATCCGGTTCACATGCCCTTTCCCACAGTTCATCATCAATCCACAATGGATTTCTCTCTGTTAATCTCTCCATGCTATCCCTCACTTTCTGCCCGAAGCCATTGTTCCACATCTGTAACAGAACACATTGCAACACCGCCCTCAATGGTCTTTACGCTCCCCTGCTCATATGTTTCGATTGAGCAAAGGAAATCTAAAAGTTCTTCATCCGTCATGCTCCGGATCCGGTCTGCATTAGTCTGCGGTCTGCATTCTTTCACAATCTCAAAGCACTCATCCTTCCAAGCTAAAACATTTTCTAGCTTATAGGAACTGTAGCCAACATGATAATAGTCCTCTCCGATTTCCTTGTACTTGATTTCGTAATATGGCTTTTTCCCTATCATTGTTACGATAATATCTAAGCAGGAAACTTTAATGCGTTCCGTTTTGCTATCCCGTGCCGCAGTTCTTATACACTCAATCATGACTTCCTCGCTTTCTGCCAGTTTTGCATATTTCCAATCACATACATATGCCGGATCTTCAGCACTCCATGATGTAGTGCCCTGTTTCCATGCATACACTAATCCGTTGTTGTATTTTGCAAAATATCTCCGATCCCATCCACAGGATTCGCTATGTCTCACAAGAATCGGTGTATCAACAGGAACTTTACTCCAATCAACCTGTGGTTCGACATATTCGCTGTTCGCCCATTCCTTAAGTCCTCTTGTGCAGTCATATTCGATATCGCATGTATCACAAGATGCTTCACAACAAAGCATCGGTTTTCCTGCAACAATGGCTATATTTTTTCCATTGCACGCAATTTCTGCGATCTCTTCCGCATATTTTTCTCTATTCAGCATCTTTCTTCTCCTTCCCGTACCGCAACTGATACGGTACTTCCTTAAAATCTCTCAATGCATCCGGGTTTAGATGCTTCGGTATTCTCGTTCGCTTGTCCGTCAGCGATTTAATGGCTCTATTGCGTTCTTTGGTGTCTCTGTGCACTTTATATCTCCCCCTGTCTCTTTTGATCTCTCTTCGGACACCAGCGCGGGGAGTTCTTAATCAGTCTGCATATCTCTCTTTCTTCCCTACGGCAGTAACATAACGCTTTCATATCCTCGTCAACTCGTTTCATCATTCCCCGGCTTTCGCATTTGCTACACTCTGGTGCTACCTCGTACCCATCATTATCTGTGGCATTCCGCAAATCGTTTGTATTAATGTAATAAACAAATCCACCATACTCACAGCCACCATTAAAAGCCGGATAGATAATCTCGCGGAAAATCTCTTTAACCGTCATCCCCTTATCCAATGCTTTTATAATCTCATCCCGGTACGGCGAATACATGCTTTGTCCTTTTCTCTTACCCATTGTTCCGTCCTTTCATCACTTTTTCTATCATCTCTTCCCTGTGCCGCTCTGCGATATGATCCCGCACCGACTCCTCCGGGAATGCGATCTGGTACGTCCGTTCTTTGATCCGGTTCGTGACGCGGTCATCATACTGCAATGTTTCCAGTGATTCATTGCTTGTAAAAATCGTCACTTTCCGGTTTATGTAACGCTCGTTGATGATCTGATACAGTTTGTCGTTGATCCAGTCCGCCGGACATTCCACACCAAAATCGTCAATAATCAACACATCTGCGGTACTAAGTGCATCCAGCAAGCGGCTCTCGCTGTATTCTGCATCCTTTCGCCATGTATTCTTGATCTCCTGCAAAATGGTCAGCGATACCGCAAACTTGACTGCGTAACTTTTCATAAGTTCATTGGCGATCCCTGCAGCAATCCGGGTTTTTCCGCTACCCTTAGTTCGGGACCAGATAAAAAGTCCCATACCCTGTTCTTTTTGGTTCTCGAAATCATCCAGATAGGTTTTTATAATCTTACAGGCATCTGACACTTTCTTTTTACTGTCTGGGTTCCGGTACACATCCATCCGAAACGTCTTTAAATCCATTCCCCGGAATGCCTCCGGTATATCCGCAAACCGTAACCGCCTTGACATCACCGCACGCTCACGGCATTTACATGGTACTGCCCGCTCAATACCGTCCTTTTTTACCAGTATCCATTCATCCCCATTGCAGATCGGACACACATCAGAATCCCTGGAACTCTCCGGTGTCTCCGCGTTCCTGCATGAGTTCGTTGAGTGATTTCTCATGCGTTCCAGTATTTCTTCCAGTTGATCCATGGTCCTCTCCTTTCAGGTATTGTATAAATAAATTTTCGCGAAGCCAGTTCTCCGGCTTTTTGATATATCGCTCTGCTGTTTTCTCCCGCCTGCATGTATCTGCATAATTCTGTGCTGCCAGTACCAGATCATCTTCCGGTACACCAGCCAGTACCGCATTGCAGTATTCTGTTTCAACAAGATAGCCAGTACACCGTTTTGGATAGGCTGCGGCAAATTCCTCAAACTGCTCCACGGGGGATATAGGGGGTGTGTTATGTTTTTGTTTATGTCTTTGTTTATTAATAGGTTCACTTTGTGGTTCACACTGTGGTTCATTTTGTGGTTCACTTTGTGGTTCATTTTTATAATAATTTTGAACCACAAGACTTTTTATCTTATATTGTGCCGAAAGATTTCCTCCCCTTGCTTTCCACTCAATAAAACCATCCGTCGCAAGTTTATTCCTCGCTCTTTTTAACGCTGATGCATTTAATCCAGACCGAAGTCCGAGGACTGACGAAGCTACCGTAAACGTATCTGGCCACCCTGCCTTATTCGCTATGGACATCAAAGCATGCCATAAGGCGATCACAGTGTTGGGCTGCGGGTTTAGTTCGAGCCTGTCGTAAAATGCTTTTATCTCAGCTAAGTAATTCAAGACATCACCCCGTTTCCAAGTCCGTTATTGTCACTTCTGTTCGTGGATGCCATTTGTCAACATCTACATAGCTGCCATCCGTAGAAACGATGATCTTGTAATTATCATCTGCCAGTACCTTGTAGTGCACTAAAATGTCATGCAAAGCCTCATGCAGGTTTGTGAGATCGACTTTTCGGTTGTTTGGCATGTAATACACGGCTTTTACATTTACTTTGCGATCGATGGTAGTTATATGCGGCATATACGGCTTGCACTGCTTTTCATATTTCATATACGCTGCTGACTGTATTATTTTAGGGCGTCCTGTTTTTGGGTTTTTAATGATCCTCTGACTGTTTTTCTTCGTGATCGGTTTTAAATCGATCGTAAATTTATACTCCATCCGCGCCGCCTATTCTGATCTGTGCATTGCAGTCCCTGATCTGTTCCGCGAGATATGCCGGAAGTGTATAACAATCAACAAACTCATGTGCTTCTGCAAGGTCTTTTCTTTTCAATGCCTTATAACTCTTTGTCTTGCCGTCATCGTCATATAATCCAAATTCACGCTTTAACTGGTTATATATATCTGTGTAAACTCTTTTACGAATTGCTGTATCCTTATAGGCTTCTGACTGTTTGCCGCCTAATAACTGCACACCCATACGTTTTACATGGGCTGAGATCTCGTCCGACTCCACACCAAACAGCGGTATATCGTTCTCGATGGAATGTACTTTCTGTTCTACATTCTCAACTTTCTGTTCGAGTTCCATCGTCCCCTGTGCAATCAAAGCAATCTGTTCAAATGCGGTAAGTGGCTTTTTAACTGCCTCTTCCATTTCATGAAAACGATTGATGTATTTCGCTGTGAACTCTGTTCCCTTAACTCCGGTCAACTTATGTGCGATAAATTCACAACCTTTCTTTGTTACCAGATAACATGGTCTGCTCTGGTTATTGGCATCTTTGTACTCACTTTCCTCAAAGAAATCGCCCAGCGCAATT